CGGTGACCGATGTCACCTCCACGCTGGTTCAGTATGGCGATTTCGTCACGCTGACCGACATGGTTTCGATGACCAACCAAGACCCGGTGGTGACCGAAGCGACCGACATCCTGGGTGACCAGGCCGGTACGACCATCGATCAAGTGCGCCGCGATGTACTGGTCGCTGGCACGAACGTGGCTTACGCCTCTGGTGTTGCCAACCGTCTCGCGCTGGTGAACAAGCTGCTTGCAGCCGATCTGGACAAGGCGATTCGCTCGCTGAAGGGTCAGAACGCCAAGTACATGAAGGAAGGCATCGGCGCCTCCGACAAGGTTGGCACCGGCGCGGTTCGCAAGGCCTTCATCGGCATCGTGCATCCGGACGTGGAATACGACCTGGAGAACATCACGGGCTACCGTTCGGTGTCCGACTACGGTTCGCAGGAGGGGATCATCGAGGACGAGATCGGCTCGTACAAGAACATTCGCTTTGTCTCTTCGACGAACGCGAAGATCTGGACGAACGCCACGACCGCGACGACTGCCGGCTACAAGGCCACGGGCGTCGGCTCGAATGACGTGTACGCCACGCTGATCATTGCTGCCGAAGCCTACGGCCTCTCTCCGCTGTCGGGTGAAGCGATGTCCACCTACGTGAAGGCTCTCGGCTCTGCCGGCGCTGCCGACCCGCTGAACCAGCGCAGCACCGTGGGCTGGAAGGCAACGACCATCACCACGATCCTCAACCAAGCCTGGATGGTTCGCATCGAATCGCTTGCCACGGCCTAATCACTAGAAGGAACCATCATGGCACTCACCACCAACACCCAAGCGAACGGCGGCGGCGTCGTCAACCACGCTACCGGCTATGTCGTCTCTGACGGCGGCGCTGCGGCGGCTGCGACCTTCACCGTGGGTTTCACCCCGCGCGTCGTGCGTTTCCACAACGTCACCGACCGGATCAGCGACGAATGGATGACGGGCATGGCTTCGGCCAGCTCGATCCATACCGTTGCTGCTGGTACGCGCACGCTGGAGACCACGAACGGTATCGCTGTGTCGGGTAACACCTTCACCGTGACCGCGACGACCATGGTTGCCTCCAAGACCTTCGTCTGGGAAGCCCTCGGCTGATCTGAGTTCATCTCAACCCTGGGCCCCGGCTAATCCCCGGGGCCTTTTTCATTGGAGCAACGAATGTCTGAAGTCATGGAAAAGCCCAAGAAGCTCAAGCAATACAAGATCACTTTCCACGGTGAAGGTGGAGACGTGGAGATCGGCCACAACCACAAGCTGAACCTCTACAAGCGCAACGTCGAGACGACCATCGACGAGAACTATCTGAATGTCCTGAAGGATTCGGTCATCACGACCCGTGTTCAGGACGCTGACGGCAAGTGGAAAGCCGTGTCGATCCCCACATTTCAATACTCGCTTGGCGAGCAGGTCTAAGTCATGGCCTGGACGCTCACCACCGTTGAAGTGATCCGCGGGGCGCTGGAGTTGTGCCAGGCGATCGGCGTGGGTGAGAACGTTTCCGATCCCAAGACATCGACCTGCATGGACGCCTTGCAGGGGATCGTCAAGGAACTGCCGATTCATGGCTATCAGTGGCCGCAGTTGTCGAGCACTCCGACTGCGATTGCCTGGGTTCTGGCAACGCCAAGCTCTGTCTCTCCCCCCGCTGACTACCTCAACGCTCCGGTGCTCAAGTACACCGATGCGGGCAGCGTCAAGCGTGAATTGACCCGGCTAAACAAGCCGGATTGGGAGTTGCTGGACCTCACCAAGACCGCTCAGTATCCGACGCACTACTACGTTGCGCCGAACTTGACCTTCAAGCTCTGGCCGGCACCGACCCAAGACCCGGTTCTGGAACTAACCTATCAGTCGATCATTCCCGATCTAACCCTAACGGCAACCCCTGGGTTTGCTCAGCAGTACTTGAATACCCTGCAATACCTGCTGGCGGATGAGATCTCGCTGAAGTTCGGAACGCCTCAGGACATCCGAGCAGAGATCGCAGCCCGAGCGGCTCAGAAGAAGTTCATGATGCTTCAGTGGGCCACGGATCAAGGACCGCTTGTTATCGAGGTGGTTGACTGATGGCCCTGCAACCCATTCCACTGTTCGGACTTGGCAACTTCGGCAAGTCGCGCAACGTCTCATCTCAGGCACGCACGAACCTCTATGCCGAGGTTCACCAGGACAACGAGAAGGGGCAACTGACCTTCTATCCTGCGCCTGGGTTGGTGACTGACATCAACTTTGGGGCCTACCCGTCCCGTGGAGCCTACAAGAAGGGCGACTTCCGCTATCTGGTGAACCGCGATGCGCTCTGGAAGGTCGCAAACGATGGGTCCATGACCAATGTCGGCACCCTCCTGACCAGTGCCGGCCGGGTGGACATCACTGACAACGGAACACAGATCATCATCGTCGATGGAGCGAATGGGTACACCTACAACACATCGACTCTGACCTTTGCCCAGATAACGGACCCAGATTGGCCTGGAGCCGATACGGTGACCTTCCTGAACGGTTACTTCATCGTCACCAAGCCGGATACGGGCCAGTTCTACATCTCCGGGATCTATGACGGTACAACCTGGTCCGCGCTGGACTTCGCTACGGCGGAATCCAACCCTGACAACCTGGTTCGAGTCATTGCCGACAACGGACAGATCGTCCTGTTTGGACCGGAAACGACCGAGTTCTGGTCAGATTCTGGGGCGCTTGACTTCCCGTTCGCACGAGTAGGCGCGGCGGCGATTGAATGGGGTCTTGCTGCTCGCTGGTCGCTGTGCAAGTTCATGGATTCCCTGATCTTCCTGCGCAAGAACAGGCTAGGTGCAGTTCAGGTCTGCGTGCTATCCGGGTACAACGCGCAGCCGGTGTCGAACCCTGAGCTTGACTACATCATGAGTCAGTACGACTCTGTTTCTAACGCGACCGGCTTTGCCTACATGATCTCGGGGCATCCGTTCTACAGCATCTCGTTCCCATCGGCCAATGAGACCTGGGTCTATGACGGCCTGAGCAAGGAATGGCACAAAGCCGAATCCAGTGGCGGAAGGCACCGCGGCGAGATTCAACTGAACTTCCTTGATCGCTCCTATGTGACGGACTACGAGAACGGGAAGCTCTATCGCTTGGATGAGAGTGTCTTCACCGATGACGGCCAGCCTATCGCCCGCGAATTGATCACCCGCCATCAATCGACCGGGAACTTCTCATTCCTGTCCAAGCTGTGGGTCGAGATGGAGGCTGGTGTTGGGCTGCTGACCGGACAGGGCAGTGACCCGCAAGTGATGATGCAGTACTCCAAGGATGGGGGGCACACCTGGTCGAACGAGGTTTGGGAGAGCTTCGGGCAGATCGGTGAGTACGGCGTCCGCGCAACGTTTGGACCGTTCGGGCGTGCTCGCGACTGGGTTTTTCGGTTCCGCGTCACTGACCCCGTTAAGACGGTCTTCATCGGCGCTTGGGCGGAGTTCCAGCGATGAGCGCATACGACCTTCCGAACGGTGCTTTGCTGGATGAGTTCGGCAGCCTGACCCCTCCATGGGCGCAGTGGTTCACCCGGAATCATTCGAGCACGATCACTCTTCAGCAGTCAGGCCCCACTGCGGAACGGCCGGATAAGATGCTTTGGGTGGGACGGCAGTTCTTCGACACGACGCTAGGTCATCCGATCTGGCTTCAGTCGATCAATCCTACTGTGTGGTGTGACGCTACCGGAGCTGCGGTTTGAACGTCACTTATGGACCTGGCTTTGCGATGACGAAGCCGGGCGCTCTGCTTGTTGTTGTGAATGGAGAAGTGACGTTCAACGTACCAGATCGCTCGCCGGCTGCTATCAAGCGGCAGATCGGTGATCTTGTTCGGGACTTGATGGCTCGCCCTGACAAGCGGGAATTCGATGTCAAGCACACGCTGATTGATGGGGTCTACACGCGAACCCTGTTCATCCCGAAAGGTTCGCTTCTGGTTGGTCAGATCCACCTGAAAGAGTGCGTGAACATCATTGCCAAGGGCGACATCTCGATTCTCACTGAGACCGGCCTTGGAAGGTTCCAGGCTGGGCACGTCGCCGTTTCTGGACCGGGGATTCAAAAGGTCGGGTACGCCCACGAAGACACGGTGTTTGTGAACATCTTCCGCACAGACGAGACCGACATTTCCAAGATTGAAGATGAGATTGCTCGCGAAAGCCGAGAGGAGGATTACCTA